GAGCGTCGGGTTCAGCGCCAGGATGCGCGCCTCGAGCGACGGCGGCTCGCCCGACCAGTGGCCCTCGAGCATGTCCCGGAGGGCCGCGGTCATGATCGACTGCTGCTGCGACAGGACGTCCAGGTCCTCGGCGACGGTCACAGCTCGCTCTGCACCACGGGCGCATCGACATCGAGCATTCCCTGAAGATTCGGATCCAGGGCATACAGGTAGGCTTCGACGCTGCCGGCACCGGTCCACTTGCCGGCTAGTGCGGCCACGAGCGCCTGGGTGAACAGGCTCTGCTGTTGCTGCAACGTGGTGATCTGGGCCTGCTCGTCGTCGGTCACGGCGGTGGCGCCTCCATCGGCACCTGCTCGCGCGGCAGTAAGCCCGCGGTGATATCGCGAATCTCCTGCTTCCGAGCCACCGTTGTCGCCGGGTTCTGGAACTCGGTTGCATACTCGGCGTCAGTCTTGTCGCGCATGGCCACATGATCACCAATGACCTGATCGACGGTTGCCTGAGCCTCAGTCGGAAAATCGACGGCCTGGCCCGCCGCGTCGTACGTATAGACCGCATCGTCACTCAGGCCCAGGCCGGTCGAGCAGTCGACCCCCGCCGTCTCCAGCTCAGCCTGCAGCTGCGCGAGCGCGATCGGCTTGCCACCGGTCGCCTGTCCGATCGCAGAAGTGGTCATCGCATCAACTCCACCACCATCAACGACCGGCGGGTGCCCGCAGCGGTCGCGGTCGCTCCACTCTGAACCGACCAGCGACCACGCCAGGTATGCACACCAGCCGCGAGCGCCGGATGCAGGTACATCGCGACGGCAACCACCTCGTGTGCGTTCGCCGGTATCGTCGGCTGAGCACTCTGCAGCACGCCGCCAGCATCCATCGTTATCCCAACGCTCACGAACGTTGCCGGCGTAGCGGTATAGACGCCGCACACAACCAGGACGAACACGTCGCCGCCGGTGCAGGTCATGGCAATGGCCAGGTCCGGGATATCGGCGCCGGTGGTACTGGTCGTCGTCGGCGAGGAAGTGATGCCGTGCACCACCTGGATCTGAGTGATCTGATGCGCGCCAATCTTGGCCGTGGCGATCGCAGCATCAGCAATCTTGACGCCGGTAATGGTGAGCGACGCAATATCACCCCCCACGATCGTGCCGTCCAGGATCTTGGCCGAGGTGACGGCGCCATCCAGGATCTTGGCCGCGGTGACCGCGCCATCCTTCAGGTCAGCGGTATCGATCGTCAGGTCGGCAATCATGGCGCTGGTGATCGTGCCGTTCGGGATCGAGCCAGCCGCCATCGGCAAGCCCTTGCCTGTCGTGTGGTCGTGCGTCGACATCGCCGCGGCGAGCGCCTGCACGTCCTCCTTCTTGAACAGGTCCGTCGCCGCCGTCGCTCGGCTGAATGTGGGACTTGAATAGTTAGGGTCTGTTTCGATTCGAGCCATACCTGCTATGCCCTTTCATACCGTCACGCTGGACCATTCCACGGCCTTCACGACCAGACTTCCTCGCCATTGCCGCCCGACTTCATCGAAGCTCTGGCTAATCGCGTAGTCAGTAAAGCTCAGCTCGCGGACCGTCTCGTCGGGCAGCGTGCACGTCACGGCACCAGGTGTATCCACGGCCTGCTCGACGATGCGCTGGATCTGGCGCCGCCCAATCCGTAACGGCACGCCATCCCGTCGGATCAGCCCATCGGCGCACAGGATGGTCAATTCGACCGACATGAAGCGCTGCGGCCGCAGCGCGTGCCCCAGCATCACCGCCGAGACCAGCGGCGACGCCGTATTGAGCGTGTTGGTCAGGTGCACGCGGAACGCGGCGAGCACGGCGGTGGTGGTGGTCGGAAACGCCGCCTGCTCGTAGGTCGTGGTGTCAAAGACGTTGCCCAAGGCCGTCCAGCTCGTCTGCGCGGGGTCAGTCTTGTACTCGAGCGTGACGTAGTTGCTGGCATTGAGGAGCTCGCCGATCACCACCACGTGGCGCAGGCTCTTGACCGAAGCGTGATAGCCGCCGTGCCAGAGCGGCAGGTCGACCCAGCTATCGCCAACATGGAAGCGGTACTGCGCGCACGCCGCGGGATCGGGCACGCACGGATTGATCATCCAGCCGATGCTGCCGTCGCTGAAGCCCAGGTACGTGCGCGTATGACCCGTGGGCGCGGCCACCGTCGACACAAACAGACTCTGGATCGCGCGGTTCGGGAACGGGTCGCTGAGCGAGCCGTGCCAGGCGTCGATGTGCGTGGGCGCCGTCTGCTGCTGGCCTTGATTCAACCCCTGCGACACCCAGCCGCCGAACTTCATCAGGTACCCGGTCAGCGTGTCGGGATTGAATAGCGCCGCGTAGGCAAACATGGTGCCCACCGCCGCGAACGCGGTCACCTTGCCGCGCACGTCCGAGTCGTTGTTGACCAGTTTTTCGGGCCCGACATCGCCACCCGTCAGCGCGGCGTCGATCTGCAGCAGGTTGCGACCATAGCTGGTGTACAGGTTGTTCTCGAACTGGCCCCACGCCTTGCCGTTGTTCGCCTCGCGCGCGAATTTCAGGAACGGGAAGAGCTGGTGGTCGTCGCCGGCCTGGTCGAGCGTGTACAGGCCGTCGGTCTTGGCGATGAGCAGCGTGCCGGCGGCGGTGACCATGAGCGCCGAAATGCTCGAGCTCTTGTCGCCAGCGCGGAAGATCAGACTGGTGTAGTTGGCCTCGACCGTCGGGTCGGCGTTGGTGTCGCATTTTCTCAGCCGGTTGACGTCGTCGGCCCACCAGAACTCGCGCCCGATCGTGCAGAACGCGAGCGCCGTAAACGTGGCCATGGCCGTCCACACGGTGCCATTGCTCGAGTACTGGGCAGGCCCGCTCGAGAGCGCCACGAACACCCGCTGCACGCCGTCGAAATTGGACGTGAAGACCGTCGCGTTGAGCACCGCGACACCCGCGCCGAAGTCCTTCGCGACCGTCCAGGATGCGTCGCTCACGCGCTGCAGGATGTACCGCCCCTGCGCGCAGTAGAGCGTGCTGCCGAGCTCGAAGAACGTCCGCACGCCGGCCACCGCATCGACGGTCGCCGGCGTCAGCAGGTTGATCTGCGGGCCCTTGCACCACGGCCAGACGCTCAGATCGACCGCTTGCGCCTTGGCGTAGCGAAAATCCTGCCACTTCTCCTGGATGCGCTGGCCGTAGCCCAGCACCAATGACTCATACGGCTCGCCGCGCTCGTTGATGGGCGAGATGCCGCCGTAACTGAAGTCGGGTGGCGCGACCTGGGCGATGTCCTGGGTCTTGCTCGACGACAGCAGCGGCTTGTTCGGCCCAGGCGCACCGAGCAGCAAGCCCGTCGTGCCGATTTTCACGTGGTACGGGAACGGCGAGCGGCGGGCGCTGTAGATCCCCATCAGCGGAAGACCGGGCCGAAGCGGCGCGCACGGCGCAAGGTGAGCTGTGGCTGGACCGCGGTGAAGTGCTGGCGAGTGCGATCGCTGAACCACGCTGCGGCCGCGGCCTGGTCGCGCACCAGACGTGCGTTGGCGAGCGGGTCGAGGATGTGCCCGAACCGGCGCCAGCCAGCGGTCAGCGCGCTGGACGCGAGCCAGTCGCGCTCGATGGGTGCCTCGTCCGTCTCAAGCGTGAGCCCACTCTGGTCGCCGAACACGCCGCCGGCCATGCGGCAGTGGTCGTACGCGCGCTTGTAGCAGCGCAGGTACAGGATGTCGCCGTCGGCAAAGGTGCGCTGACCCGTATTGAAGTAGAAGTCGCCACCGTCGCGGTCGACCTCGCCGTACACGATGCGCTCGAAGGGGTCGGTCTGGTTGCGGTCCTCGCCCGCGGCGAGCAGGCCAACCTGGCGAATGTGGTTGGCATCCTGCAGCCACGGCGTGACCACCGAAAGCGCATGGCGTGACGCGTCTGGCGTCGGCACGCACGCCACCTCGACGACCATCCAGCACTGTTTGAGCCCGTCGTTGACGAGCTGGTGCAAGGTCGGCACGTCGAACGGCCCCAGGATCTCGAATCGTTCGCCGAATCCAGTCAGGCCCAGGTCCTCGAGTTCCTCGTACAGCATGAGCTCGAGGCCGCCGTACGTGAATGCCTCGAGGAAGCTGTACGCCGAGCCGCCGGGCGGCGCGATGGGCGCATTGGTCCAGGGCAGGTCGGGCGTGATCGTCCCGGTCGCCGGGTCATACGACTGCACGTAGCGGTGCTTGTCGTGCGGGTCGGTCGCGTCAGGGCGGTACAGCGGTCGCTCGACGAGCAGGTCGAATTGCGGGATGCCGGACTTGATCGGGTACACGCTGCACACGAGCTTGGTGACGTCGCTGCCACTGGTCGCGCGGACCTCGTAGGACTCGGGCCCGATGTACGGGCCGCTCTCGACGGCGACTGCGCGGCGGTACTCAGCAAGCGTCGCCATCAGGCAGGTCCGTACACCAGGTCGTCGATGCTGTTGATCACGGGTCGGGCCTCGAGCGCGTTGAGTCGCGCGATGATGGCGTCATACATCGCCTGCGTGACAATGACGTTGACCCACGCCGTCGCAAAATCAGTGGCGCTGGTCTTGTTCAGGATCTGGCCGGTCGCGCCGCCGGCTGGTACACCTGCCCCGGTCGCGCCTTGTGGGCCCTGTGCACCAGTGGGCCCGGTCGCGCCGGCTGGTCCCTGCGGGCCGGGCACCGTCGAATCGGCGCCAGTCGGTCCCTGCGGCCCCGTGTCACCCTTGGCCGCGATCTGTTGCCAGGGTGCCGCCGGCGGCGCCACGCCCACGGTCACGTTGGACGGCGCGTAGTAGCTCGAGCCCAGATAACTGACCGCGTCGTTGGCGACGTAGGTCGTGGCGGCCGACCATTCGCCTTTCCACGCCGGCGCACCACCAGGGGGCCCCTGAATGCCCTGGACCCCCTGAACACCTTGCACGCCCTGGACGCCTGGCGGCCCGACTGGCCCGGTCGCCCCAACATCCCCTTGTGGTCCCTGCGGACCAGGTGGGCCGGGCGGTCCGGTCCACGGCGCCGGCGGGCTGGGCTCGAGCGGTGGGGGCGTCGGCTGCAGCGGTGGCACCGTGCTCGGCGGGACCAGCGGCGGCACGTACGGTGGGGGCGTACCCCCGATCGGCAGCAGCGGCGGTGCAGCAACCATCAGGGCTCCTCGAGCGCCGCGGTCGCGACGATCTGCGACTTGTTTCCCGAACTGACCGCGACCAGACTGATCAGGTCGCCGACGCGCACCGCGCTGCGGTCGGGCTGGTAACTGCTGAACTTGCCACTCTGGCCGGCGGCGAGCTGGGGGCGGTGGGTCGGATCGGTGTACGCGCTGATGCCGTTGATTTGCAGGTCGATGATCGCCACCGTGCCGCTGCCGCCCGCGGCTGCCTGGGCAACGACGGTCCGGATCTGCGCCGGCGCCGGAGCCACCAGCGCACCGATCACCTCGTTGCCCGCAGGCACGCCGACCACGTAGCCGGTGAGAAAACCCTGGATGCGCTTCGCGTCAGCCACTAGGCGTCAACCACCTTGACCCCCGAACGCTTGACCACGATCGGGGCATGGACGCCGCCCTGCGACTCGCGATTGTCGCGGGCCACAACCGCCGCCTCGATATCGCGGTACGCGCGCACGTAGCCCTGCTCGCTGGTGATGCCGAGCTCGCGCATGCCCTCGGCACGCGACAGACCCAGGAAGCGCGCGCCGTCGATCACGTCCGGCGTGCGCTCGTCGCTAGCCATGAGGTGGTGGGGCCGGCTCGGGCTCCGGCTGCGGATCAGGCTCAGGATCGGGCTGCGGTGGCGGATTGGGATCGGGTATTTCGCGCATGCTGGCCTCCTATGAGGTGGTGAACGTGCGATCGCTCGAGTAGGTCGTCAGCCCATTCGCGGTCGCGCGGATGCGGTAGTGGTAGAGCGTGCCCGTCGTCAGGCCCGTCAGCGGCTTGACCTGCGGGCCGGTGCCCGAGCCTTCGACGTTCATCGAGCCATAGGCCAGCGTCGTGCCGTACTCGACCTGGTTGGCCGACGATGGCGCCAGGGTGTAGTTGATCGAAGCGCCGGTCGTCGTGATCGCCGTCACCGAGATGGCGCTGATGGTCGGTGGTGCGCCACCTGGCCCAGGCGCCGTGCCGGCCGGTGGGATGGCCACGCTGGCGTTGGCCGGCCACCCAGCCGGCCCCGGTGGCGCGACGCCCGTCTCATTGCCGCGCCAGTCCACCGGCGTGTGCGTCCACAGTCCGCCCGCGGCGCCCGTTTGACTGGCGATCGAGCCGCTATCGACCGGCATCAGGGTCTCCTCCTCATGCTGGGAACTCCCCACTGTCGTCCTCGACGAACTCGCCGCCGATCGTCCAGCCGCGCGCCAGCTTGGCCGAGACCAGGCCTGAGTGGATGCGCCGCAGCGAGCCGTCGGGTGCGGTCATCTGAAACCACAGGTTGCCCGGCGGATCGGCCGAGTTCGCCTGGGCACGCGCCTGCAAGAGCGTGGACCAATCGCCGGCCGATGCCCAGACGGGCGGCATCAGGACTTGGCCTTCGGCGGCGCCTCGGCGTGTTCACCTCGCGGCGCGGCGGCGGGCTTCGGTGGCTCCTTGGCGGCATTCTCGGCGTTCCACGCCACGAGGTCCTCGATCTCGACCTCCGCGCCCTTCTTGAAACCCTTGCGCTCATACGTCTCGGAGTTGCTGAGCGGCGCGATGAAGCTCGATCCATCGGGCTTCGTCCACGTCATGTAGCCCGTTTGAGAGATCTGCGCGTCCGGGCCGCTGGTCGCGTCGGTCGCCGTGTTCGGCTTGAGCTCGAGCACCTCCTTGGGCGAGGCCTCGACCTGCGGCAGTTTCGCCAGCACCTCCTCGAGCGTCTCGGTGCTGACCGCGATGGGTTCCTGGGTGGCTTTGACTTCGGTCATGTGCTGCCTCTCGCACGCCCGCGGCGTGCCTGTTCGATCGGGTCGTAACCGGTGCCCTGAATGGTCTGGTCACGCCCGCGCTCGAGCGTGGCCTGCAAGGCTTCCAGCGACTGCGTCTCGCTCGTCTCCACCCCGCGCAGCAGTGCCGCGTCGCGCGCGTCCTCACGCGCCTGGGCGCGCTTGGGCAGGATGACCCGGATGTCCTTACCGGTCTCGGTCTTGATCGTGACCAGGTACTCGCGCAGCTCGTCGACCGTGTACTCGTCGAACGTGTCCTCGAGGTTCAGGTCGCGGTAGCGCTCACCCGCTCGACGGATCGCGTTGATGATCGCGGCCTTTTCGCGCTGCTGCTTGAGCAGCTTCGGATACTCGCCCTCCACGTACTGACGGACCTCGCTCACCCCGTCACGCCCGAGCGTCTCGCTGAGCATGCGGTAGCCCTTGTCCTGGTAGTACGCGCGGTTCTGTGGATCGCCCTGGAGCAGTACCACTGCGCCGTCCGGCTTCAGGTAGTGGCGCAGCGGATAGTTGTAGTTCTGGCCGCGGCGCGGCTGGCTCGCCGCCGGCGCGGTCTGCTCGAGCAGCTTGTCAAGGAACGGGCTGCCCGTCATAGGCTCGGCCATCGTTAGCTGGCTCCGTTGACCAGGACGCCAAAGTTGTCGCGCATCTCCTGGTGGCCGTAGATGACCTCGACCGCGAGCTTCCACGTGAACGTGTCGATGTCGTAGAAGATGTGCGTCTTCGGCGTCCTCTGCACGACCAGCGCCAGCGCATCGCGGTGGAAGATGGCGTTATTGGCCTGGCCGCCGGCGGGTTTGACCAGGTTGGTCGTAACGGCGAGGTTCAGCCCGTACATGTCGCCGAGCATGCCCGAGCGGGTCGGGTACTGGCCGGTGCCGATGTACAGCGCGTTGCTCCAGCGATCGAGTGCCAGCTTGGCCACCTTCTCGGCCGGCGACATGATGAAGAACCGATCGTCCTGCGGCACGTCGGCGTCGTCGAGCAACTTGACCGCGGCGAGCACGTTGGCATCAGAAGCCGCGGTGCCGAGCGTCCCGACGACCTGGCTGAAGCCGGCGAAGTCCGAGGCGAGCTTGGTATCGATGTCCTTGGCGACCGCGTAGCCCAGCTTGCGCTGGTACTCATTCTGCACGTCGACGATGCTCTGGACTTTGACGATGTCCTCGATGCCAACGGCCGCGTAGGACCAGATGTTGAGCGTGATCGTGGTCGCGGTCTCGGCCACGGTCTCGTACGTGATGACCGCATTCTCGGCCTTGGCGCGCGCGGCCAGGTTGCCGATGCTGGCGACCTTGACCGTCTTGCCGACGCTGGCGTCATCCTCAAAGCCACGGTTGACGCTCTTGGCGATGACCAGGTTCGCTTCGGTCGCGCGCAGGACCTGCTTCGACCAGATGTCGGGCGAGAACACGCCGTCGGCGATCGTCTTATCGACGAATTCGGTTGCACCAGTGGCCACTGGGTATTCCTTTCAGCGCCACTCAGCCACGCTGGGCCGAGCGGAGATCAGCGCTGGCGAACCGGAATGTCGCGCTCCGTCAACCGATAGCGCACGCCCGGTTTCGGGCGCCCGTTCGAATCAAAGTAGGTGTCGTACTCGTCTGGGCTCATGCGCTCGACCTGCTCGCCCGTGATCTCGCGGACGCTGGCAGCTCGACCGCCATCCAGTTCGGGTACGGGTTGGGTGCCGTTGCTTTCGCTCAGCCACGCCTTGCGTAGAGCGGGCTCGCGACGCTTGATTTCCTGTTCCACGGCTGCGTTCAGTCGGTGGCTGACGGCGGCTTCGTGGACGGCTTCAAGGTACTCCGTCACACCTTCGGCGTACGACCTGCCGGCACCGAAGGTCTGACCCTGAATCTGGCGCTGGATGTCTTCCGGCAACGTTTTCTGGTACGCGACCACCCCGTCCATGAACGGCGCGGCCGTTTGGGCCGTGGCTTGCTCCGCGGCCTGGCGCTGGACCTCGGCCGCGGTGATCTGGCCGAGCCCGTAGTAATCCCCCGAGGCGGCCGCCTCGCGCTTCTGGCGCTCGATGGCGTCCTGCTGCTGCCGCTCGACCATGGCGCGCGCTCGTTTGGCGCCCATGTCACCCACCCAGCCCTGAATGACCGGGTGTTTTTCCAGCTCCTCGAGCGGGACGTTCTTGAGCAGCGTGGCGAGCGCAGCCTGGGGATCGGCAGCGTCGGCGGCTTTCTTGACCTGGTCCCACCATTCGGGTTGCGCGGACGTCGGTGGCGTCTCACCCGATTCGGGTGACTCCGGCTCAGTGGGTGGTGGTGCTGCAGGCTCCGGTGCCGTCGCTGGC